AGGCAATTTCAACAAATTTTAACATGGAAATAGCACGAAACTTGTGCAAGATTGACAATGAATTATCAGACAATATTCGATTTCGACCATCAATTACAGAATATTCTGACAATTCACAAAGATTACTGACAATAAATTAGAACAAACGTTCGGCTGTCCGCGGGCGGCGAACAGCCGAGAAACGAACATGTGTTCGAAATTAATCAAGATTTTTTAAAATTTTACAAAAAAATTTTCTAGGGAATTTAATCCCTAGAAAATCTATTTTTAACAGCACGTCAAAATATCTCCGGTGAAGTTCGGAACGAACACGCTCAAACTCGTTACATTTGTGTAATGCCCTTTTGAGGAGTCATACAACAGTTTCAACGTAACTTTACCGTTTGCGAATTTCAGTTCACCGTTTACCATATCATAAGTCCCACCTTTTCCAGGAAAAACCGCGACCGTAATTCCGATTGTTAACGGATTACTTGTAGTGGCGCGTATTGGTTGATTACAAACAGCGATTTCAATTTCAGAAAGTGCGGTCAAGTCCGTAACATTCAATTTCACACCAAATACTCCGCCAATTAAGTTCATTTTGTCTTTTTCAACAGTGGCTTCCAGTGTCAAGTTTGTTATTTCGGTTGCTTTTCCGCTTGGCGTAAGCGTGATAGTTTTATAACTCCGGTACATACCCGCGCTTGAACCGGTTAACAATGCGTTGCAGATTGCGATAGCTAATTCACTGGACGCGCTCGCGGTCGGATGAATTAAATCAGCTTTATAATAGTTACTCGGTAATCCCGCCATAACATATTCTACGCCGTTTAAATAGCTTACTTTTCCTGCGGTGGAATAGTATGACGCTTTTCTGTAAACTTCAACAATATTTCTTAACTGCGATATATAAATATCTCTATTTTCAAATCCGGTAGCCATCCACCCTATACAACCTACATGAATTTTAGCGTTTGGAAAATAGTTGACCGCATTTGTGAAGAAAGTACGCATGGCGGCTGTCACGTTTGACATGGTAGTTTTCGCGTCTGCAATCGCACTAGCGTCATTTAATCCGCCACATACAATCACATCACTTATATTTTCTCTTTCTTCTTTTGTCATATTGTTATGACTTTCTGTTAATAAATCCCCAAAAGTTTTTGCCGCGTTTCCCACAAAACCTGAACCACCTAACCCATGAAGCCTTACGCTATTATTTTCACCTAAGTAAATCCTTAAAAACGCGCCCCAGCTTGAACTTTCCATTTCCTGTGAATTATAAGCTAAGTAACTATCTCCGATACAAAGCACATTTCTAGTCATAAGAGATTTTTTAAGTTTTTCAACTTCCTCTCTATAACTTTCTATCTGTGAGTTATAGCTTCCGGTTAATACCCAATATTCTGTATTTGTAATTTCAATACCTACCGGAACTGTTTTCTTACTAGTGTAGCTGTTCCCTAGATAAGTCACGATTGTTAATGCTTCATACGCCAAACTACTTTTCCATTCTGTACTACCGTTTTCGTCCGAGAAAAAACTCGGTACATATCTCGCTCCAATATACTGCCTTACTGCCATTTTTTGACCTCTCTTTCTAATATGATAAAATTAATCTTCCGTATTCAGTTCCTTTTATGTCAATGTCTATGCCCTGTGTATTAAATACGATTTCATCCCACCGTTCCGGTATGTTATACACGATATATCCTGCACCAGAAATTTCTACAAAAATCATTGTTGCAAGATATTTTTCAACAAGTTTTTTAACTTCTACGCTGTCAAAGTTTTCAAGCGTTTTTTCAATTTCTGCAATCTGTTTTTTAAGTTCTTCTATTTCTTCTTCTGTCTTATTATCCTCTCCAGTGTATTCTTTTATTTTTTTTTCAATCAAAAGTACACGGTCAAGCAACGTCATATTGTCAGTATATACAATCGGTTGCGGTGGAAATCCGCCGCCACAGTTTATAAAGCCGCTCATTTTATCACCCCTTTTCTAATAAATTAACATGAACAAATCGTAACAATCGTCACATATCATTTTATTAATGTTCAGTATGTTCTCTCTTATTTTTTTTATTTCTTCTTGGTAACTACCTGTAAATCCTTTTTCTTCATGCTTTAAAGTCCTGTTTTTATCATCAATATTTTTCGAAACTGTACTGGAAGTACCGGAATCTGAACTTGTTTTTTTATCTGAATTTTCCACAGAATTTTTATTCTGCCCACGAGTCATGCCACTTGCATAGTCGTTTTGGGAAAAATTAATCTGTGGCGTGTCACTTGTGATATTCTGGGAATCACTTGTACTTGAGCCCTTGGCACTTGAACTATCTTCCCTTTTTCCGCTTGTGTTACCGTTACTTGTGAAATCAGTGATATTTGTTTCGTCCACGATATCGGAAGAAGTAAACGCGCGATTAATAAGTGGCTCATATTCGAAAAGCGTAGTTCTGTAAAGTTCTTTATAATATGGCATGATTTCAAGCATTTTCTGCTTAAATGCGAACTTCCACGCGTCCGGCGTTTCGAAGCCTATTGATTCGTTAAAATAACTATAACATAAATACTTTTCAAATTCAACCTTTATTTTTTCATTTTCTACATAAAAAGGAAAATCAAAATCAAATAGCTTTGAGTAATACTTTTCTACTAAATCAAATCCGGTATTCTCTCCGGCGTACATATCTACGCCGCCATAGTACGCTAGTAAAAAACCTATTGAAGAACTAGGATAGCCCATGTTACTCATTTTTTTCACCTTCCTCGCTGTCAGTCACACCTAACTGCTGATACACACCGCTAACATCAATTCTGCTAAGCGGCTCAACGTTCACGTCATCTTCGGTTAATTTAAACACTTTTTGAATCTGTTTACAACTTCTTTTTCTAAGTTCAAGCGCGCTTTTCAGATTAATTTCTGTAATACCGTTATTGCTTTCAACTTCCCCCATTATCATGCGTTCTTTTTTTGTATCTCCGTTATTCGCGATTCCGATTTCTGTCAGAAAATCAGAAATTTCCTGCTTCATCAACGCTTGAATATTGCTTGCGTTATAGGGTACGTCAAGATTAAGGACTTTTAAACTGCTCATATCAAACTTATCATTAACCGTTATCCATGGTATGAAATTAGCCAACTGTTTAAAAAGGTTTGAAACGGTCAGTTTTGTGTTACGATTTCCGGCGCAAATATACGGAGTCCGCAACGCGACTAAGTTTAAGTCACGTGTCAACCGCATTGTTGCTAGTGCTTCGGCGTGCATGACAATAATATCATTGTAAGGGTACTGGCTGTAATTATCATAAATTAAGACGCTATTTTCTTTCGTGTACTCTCCAACATAATTATTAGCGTAAGCGAAACGCATATCCCCATGATTATAATTGTCCATCCGTCCGGCTTCATTAATCTTCGCTACTCCGTAAAGTTCCGCCACATCATCCTTAAAAAAGATAGCTTCCCCGTAATCTAACAGGATTTCCTCTAGAAATCTAGGCGGGATTTCTTCCGGCAACGTCCACTTAAAGCGTGAAGTATAGATATTTCTTAAAAGAAAATAATAACGAATATAATATTGCTGATACCGTTCACCCTGATTCATTGTGTTTTTCTCTTTACATGGATTCATGAAATTACCTACTTTCTAAAATGTTTCACGTGAAACATTTAATTATTTTCAAGCGAGAAGTTTCCCACGTCATTTGTATGCCAAAAGAAAACACCGTTTTCAATAATAGAAGTCAGTTTTTCCCTTGCCTGTGGTTCTGTGATACCTTTAAAAGTCACGTCTCTCGCCTGTAAATAATTCCACGCGCTTCTACTTTTAATATCCGGCTTCGCTAATTCTTCTACGCGGTAACCGTAAACCGTGAAAATATTATCTATTTTTTTTAAATATTCCTCTGCACAGTGTATTCTCACAAGCCTTATTCCTAGATTTTTATTCCAGAAAGAAGTATAACCACCTGCGCTTGTAAAAGACGCGTCACTCGCAACGTCTGCATGTTGAATTGTACTGGCAAATGATACCGCGCCACTAGCGGCACTAGGTAGATTTCCGCTTAAAGCCGAGATACCGACAGTAGCCGCCTGCGCTCCGATTGCTATGGAATTATTCGCTAAGTATGCTTTTAGCGAATCAATCGGCACACCAAGTTTTGGAAAATCATTATAAGAAATCTGATACTGTTTATTCTCCGCAAGGTTACAATAATTGCGTGGTGTTATTACCATGGTTGGAATGGTGTCCGGCGGCAACGACACATCAAAAGCGGCTTTTTCACCGCTGAAATATTCTAGTTTCAAACTTTCTAGCGTTGTTTGTCCGTTATTCAAACCTATGAAATTATAAGGATAGCAGAAACATTTATTATTTTTCGGCTTATAAGAACCGATATAATCTCCGTATTTTTCAACTGATACACTGAATTTTTTTGTACCGGAAAAAATATAAGGCGCTAACCCAATAGCAATTATGTTAGCGGCTTCTTCTGTTGTCATGTTGTTAATAGCGGTCTGGATATCAGTCGCGGTTACGTAAGTATCATATGTGCAACCGTAGTAAATCCCGTCAATAATCTGTTTCTCTCTTTCACTTTCTTTCGTTGTCCAACGCATTAAAAAATAATAAATCGCGTTCGGTGAAGTGTCACTTTCCGCGGTGTCCGGTCTAGGTGGTATTAACCCCTCATGTACTGTAAATACGGTCGGCGTTGGATATGTCCCACTTTCGCTTATAATGAAATCACTAGAATCCGGATAGTTGTATTCATATTGACCGACTTCTAACCCCTCTGGGTATGTGTACGCCCCGATTATATCATCCTTTTTCGCTATGTGACTTCTTAAAATATAGCAAGGATTAATTTCAATGTTCGAAAAATTCTCCTGCCATACGTCCAATTCGAAAGTAATTAAGCAACTGTTCACGCTTAGCGGTGTTACACCAGTAATAAAAGCATAGTGGTTTTTATTCTCAAGTGGCTTATTCGCGAAATAAAGATAATTGCAATTAAGCGGCTCAATCTCATTATACGGAAGTCTTACTGTTAATTGTCCTATTTTAACCGGACTTGCGTTTACTTCTGTTTTTACTGTTTTTGAGAGAAGAAAAGTGTCCAACTCTGATGCCGAATTAAACAACCTTATATTTTTATAACCGTTGTCCCACGGTATTCCGGCGCACAAATTAATTGTTGTCTCCGGTGCAATTCCTATGATTTCATGTTGTGTCGGCATTTCAATAAAATTTTCCACTTTTCTTACCTCTCTTTTTATATTAATGTTTCACGTGAAACATTTAACCAACGATTGTTACTGTGCCCGTTCCAGTGATTGAATTGTCCCAATGCGCTTTAACGGTCACGGTAAGACTTTCCGCTTTTTCGTCATTCGCAATCATTAATACGTTACTTCCTGGGACAAAAGCCGTATGTGTGGAAGTGTTTCCGCTGACTTCATAATTAAAAGTCTGTAAAACGTAATCCCCCGCGGTAGTCGGTGCGGCTAAAGCGGTAATTTTGTACTCACTTCCTTTTTTTGCGTCTACTATCGGTGTAACGTTAATCTGCTTCATGCTGACCGCTTTTGTGGTAAACGCAATACACGGGAAGAACGGACTGTATGAATACATATTCTTGATGTTATAAAAATAAGTCCAAGTTAACGCCGCACCGTTCTTACTGTCTGACATTACGCGGTACTGTTCGCGCACGCGATACCAACGCATATCGAATAAAGCTACCTTAATATCATCATTGCCGAAAGAATCAACCACAATTTTATGTGCTTCAATATCAGCTTTGTTCATATTAAATGCGTAAGCTAACACGTCAACATCTAGAACTGCGTCCACTTCAGGTGTTACCATATAATAAATACCGTCAAGAAGCGCATTACTGTCCGCGCCTGCAATATTCAAATTCTTATTTGGGAACTTCATTTTTCCTATCCAAGTTTTCATTGCAATAGTTAACGCTTTCGCGCTTGCTTCGTCTGTCGGTTCTTCCACCTGCACCGGAAAAAGCTGTGAAGAATTATAAGCCGAAACAATTAACTGCTTCATGCTCAAATATTCGTCCCATTCTGCACCGGATACGGTCGATTCGACTTTCGCGCGAATTAAATCAATAATACCGTACTCGGTCTGAAAAGCGTTACGCATATTGTCATATGTCACTGTAATAGGGTACTGCAACGCAGGACTCATATGATGATAAGCCGCCAAGACTTCCCCCTCATAGTATTTATACAATACGGACGCATCCGCGAACCCGTCAAAAACCTGCGCTTTTGCCATGTTGACAAAAATTTCCTGCTCGGTTGCACCGTATCTCATTGGATTACTTTTTAACATTCCAAGCGGATTTCTAAAGTACGCGGAATTAATACGCCCCTGTACCATCTGTTCAATTAACGCCGAAGCGAAAGCACTTCTAATTACTTCTACGTTAAGAATCTGTTCATAAACTGATGCGATGTTTTCAAGTGTCACTTCCGGTAATCTGTCAGCCGGAAGAAGACCACTATTTCGCATTGCGTTTAAAACATTAAGATTTGTGGCTTTTACATTTCCCATTTTTTAACCTCTCTTTCTATTCTGTAGAACCGTCAAAATCCAAGTCTTCAATTTTAACTTCTTCTTTTTCTTCTTTTTCTTCTTTTTCTTCCGGTTTTCGTGTGATTTCTTCAATAAATCTTTCTGTATACTTCTTTTTTAAATCATTGTACTTATTTTCCCACTCACCGGAATTCGTTTCACCGCTTTTTAACGCTTCAAAAACTTCTTCGTTTTCCGTGACGTCTAAAACTTCGGCTACCTTTTTAATGGCTTCTTCGAATGTCATTTTTTAACCTCACTTTCTAAAAAAATTTATTTATTTTTCCACGGTATAGGATTTTTTTGTTACCGTAAAAAACATTTTTTAATGAGTTAACTAGCCTGCTAGGGGTCGGCGGTTCCGGCGTTTCGCCGCTTAAAAATTCATACCACGCCCGCGCGTAGCTTTTCCGTTGCTCGAGATACGCCTCTCCTGCGCGTTCCCAGTTCTTTAGAAAAATTTCGGTTGCAAGGTCAACATCTGTTACTTTCTTAAATTCGTCAAACGTCTGCGGGTATGGACCTGTGACAATGTACTGTCCGACCGGAATCGGTGTATTCATGGCAATTACTTGATAATAGCCGTCCGTAACGTCATAGCCGTTTTCATTTGCCCAATTTTTATAATTATGTGGCGGTGTCCACTGATACAAGCCATAGCCCCCAGAATCCCCGCCAATCGGATAGCCTTTCTGCGTCTGCGCCGGATTTAAGCCGCTTTCCTGCTGTGCATTGCCAAGCATTCCGCATACAGCTTCAAGCGTCCATTCATCCTTTAAGATACTGTAAATCTCTTTCGCATTATCCTGCATTTCAGATTGGGACAGCGCGCCGAATTGGTTTGTTTCAACATAATGCCACATAGTTAGAAACCTTTGACGAACGCGTCAAATCCCGCGTCAATAATCTGATTTCGGTAATTAATAGCGTTACTTTCCGATTCAAATGCACCGCACTGGACGCGGTAAAAACCGTCCTCTTTATCAGTGATAAAACAATTAAATCCTTTTGTCAGAAGTTGCTTTTTTAATTTTTCCGCGTTTTCTTTTCTTGCGAATGCGCCAACCTGCACTCTATATAATTCAGAATTTTTTTTCTTTTCATCTAAATTATAACACACTTTAAAAGACTGTGCAATAGCCTGAGCGATTTTCTGCTGTGAATTTTTGAATAGTGAAACGTCATGATAATTTGTGATGAAACCGCATTCTAGCAATGCATACGGTTTACCGATTGTATCACAGTAGTTCATATTAAGTAAATCTTTTCTAAGTTTTACGCCGCGATTATAAAAACCGTAATTTGATACTTTTTCCGCAAGTGTCCGAGAAAAGACACTATCCCGCTTGCATAAGACTTCCACGCCCTGCGCGGTTTTATTTGCGTGCGAATTAAGATGTAGTTCTAAGACATAATCAACGGATTCCAAAAGTTCTTTCGCTCCGTTTTCGTTATTTTTAATATCGCGATAACAATTTCGTTCTACGTCATATAATACGGTATCGGCTATTGTATTTAAGGCTGATACTGTGTATCCTGCTAATTCTCTTGTTAAATCCGCTTCGCGAAATCCGTTTCCAACTGCGCCACAATCCCCTGCGCCGTGTCCTGCGATTACAAGTATTTTCATTTTTTCATTCCTCTCTTTCTAGTAAATCTTCTAATATATTTTTTAATTTTTCCGGATATTTTACTCCGATTCTGCCGCCATTTTCTAAAATGCTGATACAATCATTTATCGCAAAAAATGTAATAATCATGTCGCGCAACCCTTTTATGTCAAACATTTCTCCCGCGTATTTCGCCATACATACGAAAAGCAACATTGTTAATTTTTTCAAAATTCCTTTAAAACCTGCTTTACTTGACAAGTGTCCGTTTTTTGTTTTACCGCTTTTTCCAAGCACAGCGACTATAATTCCGGTCGCATAATCGACCACCATAATAACAAGTAATCCAACAAATAAGTTATCAAAACCTCCGAAAATCTGACTAAAAATTCCTACTAATCCACTTAGTAAAATGCTACATTCTATTTTCATTTTCCACTCTCCTATTTTCGCGGTTTTACGGTGGCTTAAGACTGCCACCGCGCCGCTGTTTTTATTTTATATATATAAACCGCGTCCGGTAATCACTCCGGTTAAAACGTGTTTTCCCACGTGATTAAAATGTTACGCGGTATATACCTAGCATAACTTGCGGATATAATTAAAAATAAATTCGGTTACAGATATATATCTTGCTAATAAAAGAGACTTGATTTCAATGTTTTTTTCTATAACTTCCGCCTGTACTAACCTTTTTTCTAATATTTTTAAATGTGCGTAGGCTTCGAATTTATCACATTCGTTTTCTTTCTCTTTTGCTAGTTTTTTCAAATTTTCTCCGGTTGTTAATTCTAATAATTCATGTGTTGTCATGTTTTTTCTCCTTTTCTGTGCTGTTGTTTTCTGTTTCTGTAATTATAATATCATATCATTTCTATAATGTCAACTATTTTTTTAAAAAATTTCCCTACCGATTAAATGGAGAAAAGCGTCTTTTGATTTCAAATCACAGAAACGCACCTGCCCTTGTGAATATGCTTCTTTTAAGGTCTGCGCTAATCCGCTAAACCTAGTTAGAAGTATCGTGTTTTCGCCGTGGTCGGCGTTGTCCAGCGTGAAGCATTTCGCGTCTTTATCGATTTTCTGATTAATATAAAGCATATTGTCCTTATGGCATTCACGAATTGCGAACCGTTCTCCGTTCTGTACGAACGTGAGAAGATATGTACTTTTTCCGGACAGATTCGCTATAAACTCGTTATCATTATAAATTCCTACGTTTTTCGTAGCGTACTGGACATGGCGGTTTTCTGCGAATGCTTTTGAAATACCAAGTTCACTTGTCTGCTTTTTCGCTGATTCGTTTACCGTTTCCACATAAATATACGAATCTCCGCGTATGATTCCGTTTTCATCCGGCTTCTCTCGGTAACAACCTAGCTGTAACAAATAAGGGTTTATCTGTGAGAAAGAATTGCCAAGCAAAAAAAACTCGACTTCTTTTCCCTGTTTTCCGCTACCTCTGGAAATCGTATAAGCGACTGAAAGATACTTGTCAACTTCATTTTTAAGATAATCTTCTGTTTTTTCAAGCTGAAATTCGTCCATGCCCGCGCGCTTCACGTTGTCAAAAATCGGACTGTATTTTTTTAATTTATCGCAATCGGAAATTGAAACCGCGAAACCGATTATTTCGTCATGGTTCATAATCCGGCGTATAATGCCGCTTGCAATCGGTATCGAAGTGATTTCCATGTCCGGAAACTTGTCTGCTGCCACGCAAGAAAAAATGCTATCCACGCCTAGCATTTCCGAACGCGTTCGGTATTCTAACACAAATTGACCATTTCCGGCGCGAAATTCTCTGATAAAATACCACAATAAAGAGTATGTTTTTCCGCCGCTTCGATTCGTTGCGAATATTCGAATAGACGGTTTTTTGTGATTTTTTTCTGTAATTTTTAAGTAGTCCATTATATTAAAAAAACCCTCATCGTAATTATGTGTCGGTTCTTCTTTTTTCATGCTATCACCTTTAAAAAAATGTTTCACGTGAAACATTAAAGAATCACGTGAAACAAAATGTAAACTCCATGTATATAAACTCGTTTTAAATAGAAGCGTAGTAATATTCGCGTCCCGCGTTACTCTTTCCGGTCTTAATAATGACGTTCATATCTTTCGCGCCGTCTGCAATTTCGTCTTCGAATACATCTGCCACAACTTCCATGGATTCTACCATTGTTGGGGATATTGTTCCGATGAAATCTCCGTCACTTGTCTTAATGACTACGGTCTTTACTTCGTCACCGTCCACATTCGTGGTTGTTCCGAAGATAATTCCTGTAACTTTTAGAGTTGTATTTTTAAAATCAGTTACAGCTTTCGCGTCATTATTTGCGCGCACAAAATCTTTCTTATCTGTAATGTTGTAAGTGTTTGTAATTTTCATGTTATTTTTCCTCTCTTTTCTTTAATTTTTGTTTTTCTGTAACTACTATTACTCAACTACTTTTGAATACTTAATGAAATCCTCATCAGAAAGTTCACGTTTTTCCTGCACCGCGCACTTGTAAACAAGCGCACAATCATCGGTATTATATCCTTTTTCTTCCAAGATTTTTTTTCCGGCTTTCGGTGAATATGTGTTCTTAGGCAACTGTAATTCTCCGTGGACTTCTTTCGTCTCTTTGTCGATTACTTCATAGACGTGGAATTTTGTGATTGTTCTAAGCATTTCTTTACCTCTCTTTCTTATTATTTTTATTTTAAAATGTTTCACGTGAAACATTTAAAATCTATCTTCTAATATAACACCGATTGGATTCGTATCGTAAACACTATGAAAAACCGGTCTATATATACTACAAGTTAATGTATCAGTCACACCGCGCCGCAACTCCCGCGTTAACATAAATTGATATATATGTTCGCTACACCATGTGATATCGGTGTAGTAAATTACTTCGCCATTTTCCATATAATAAAGGGGGTTATCGCGGTGTTTTAAAAAATCTTTTACTTTTTCAGACATTGTCGAAACTTTTCTTTCGTACTCATATCCTGGAACGAACCTTACTAAGTCGGCAACTGTTAAAGTCATTGGTCTGTTACATAAATCTTTTAAATTATCAACAGTTTCTAAGAACCATTTGCCGTTGGTTTTAATAATTGTTGTCTGCATTAATTTTCTCCTTTTTTCTAAAAAGATAAATACTCAATTAAAAGGTCTCGGTTTGCACCGTTGTCCATTAAATATTTATGTAAATCATTATAAATACCGTTATTAACTGCGACATTTACATAGGATTCTAATAATTCACGTGATGGTTTAATAGACAAAAGCCTGTTCCCTAAAATAGCTGTTAAATTCTGCATTAATAAATTGTGTTCCATTTTCTTTACCTCTCTTTTCTGTTGTGTCTTGTTCTTGTTTCTGTAATTATAATAGCATAGGTTTTATATAATGTCAACTATTTTTTTTTTCAATTTTTCAAAATCTTTTATTTTCTGGCAACTCATAATAATATTAGAATATTCATCCGTAACTCCTAAAGTATACGTGGTTTCCACAATACCGATATTACTGGAAGTGGTGAACGTGTCACCATTTACCGTAATCTTATAAATTTTATCAGTATCATTATAATAAGCTGTTGACCGTCCTACATTTTCGAAAGTATTTCCAATTTTGAAATTAGCCACATTTCCTACGGCTTTCGCGCCTTTTTCTTTCGACATTCCAGCAACCGTAATTCCGAACACATACTTATTTTTCTTTTTATCGAAAATCTCAAAACAATATTTTTTCGCACCGAGTGTTTTAAAGGTCTTGTATTCCGCATCTTTTTCGAATATTCCCGCATAACACAATTGACCTTTTGAATTTTTCGATACAAGACAAGTGTCGCTTTTTTTCGCTTCTTCTATCAATTTTCTATTGTAATCTTCGAACGCTAATTCGTGGTCATTGAAATATTTATCGGAATCAGTGTCTACATAAACGGTATCATTACCGGTAATACGAATCGCGTCATAAAGTTGCGCGCGTCCGTATGCTGGGACAAATACACCTTGTTGATAAATTAAAAAGTTCTTCTGTGATTTATAAAATCTTTCTAAATCTTTTTTTAACTTGTCAGCGTCAGCCTTTACGCTTGACCATTCGCCGCCGCTCCAATTTATAATGTCATGGCATATATCTGTAATCTCCATTCCATATGCCCCGTTCAATTTATTCTTGCTTTTCATATACTCATAATAGGCGGATTCTATTCCTTTAAGTTTCGTTTTCGCTTCGTAAAATTCAAGATTCCGCTGACGGTATTCAAGTGACATTCTTTCTTTTCTACAGTACATAAATTTAACAATCTGAAAAGAAGATATGTTATAAACTTCTTTTATAATCTCATAGTCGACATTCGTAATAGTTATCATGATTTCTTTCGCGGAAAGAAGCTTGCCGTTATCGTTTAAAATGTCACAATGTTCCTTGCATTTTGAGATTGAAATATAAGGAATCGGTGTGTTTGGTTTCGTTTCTATATTGAAAAATCGAACCGTAAAAATACAAGCGTAATTTTCACATAAAAAGTCAAGTTCTTTTTTCGATTCTACAGAAATCTCTGACCATTTACCGACCGGAAAAAGTTTGCTTTCCGACTGATACGGGTAACTACTTTGTATATCCCTGCTATGCAAGTCTTTTAAAATCTGATTCGAATAAAATCTATTAGCGTGGGCTACACCGCCGGTAACCGCGTCACGGCATTGCATGTATTCTTCCGGCGAAAGCGCGGAAGATAGAAAAATATTACGGTTCATAGGGTTAGCGGTAACGGCGTTCCGGAAATCATTACGGACATAACCCGTAGAAGTGAGTGGAATCCTTAATATATCATACTCTGTTAACTTCTCCGCAATACATTCACACAAGCCGCGCACATCATTATAATTATAACCCTTTTCATATTCTGTTAATTCCGTTCGTGGTGTACGAATTTTTTTATAGTTAAATTCTTCGCCATTCAACTTCATATGTACACAGGATTTAGAATTTTCGCAAAATTTACTTAAACTCATATTCGATAAAAAATAAGAACAACGCCATTCAAAACCGCCGCCGGACAGCTTAAGCGGTTTGCGTTCGTCTTTTGCGAAAAGGTCTGAAACCGTGATAAAATTCTGCATGAACTGAAATTCAAAAGAAAGATTGTGGACATAGACAATTAAGCGTTGTTTCTCATTCAAATTCATGTATTTTTTTAATCGCGCTAGAAAACTCTGAAACTCTTCCCATGTGCGTCCGAATACCACTGTATCCACAAGACAAAACTGCCAATGATACATAAATCCGAACGGCGGTGTGTCATAAACTTTCCTTCTGTGATTATCATAAGTAAAATGCGGTTCTATTGTTGTTGTTTCAATATCGAAAGCCGCCGGAATATTAAAAGCGGAATATCCGTGTTTACCTTTTTTTGTCACAATTTCACAGTCTGCAAATCTGTTATATGGAAAATCGTTTATGTTGTAAAATATCTCTTTTGAAATTGAATTGTCTTTTAAAGGTACATTTATAATTTCCATTTTTTAATCCTCGAAAGGTAAGGAGTTTTTTTCAAGTTTAAGATATTCGTATTTACTTATTTTTCCTTGCTGATATTGTTTAAAAGCGGCTTGAATATCTTTTTCAGTAAATCCTTTTCCAAGTTTCTCAATATAATCGTCAATCGCTATCGGACTACCTACAGCCGCTTTCATTTTATCATACATACCGGATTGTACAAATTCGTAAAAATCGCGGTAATCTTCATCCGTCTGTAAATTGACCTTATTAATTTCCGCGACTCTTTTTCCGTATTCAATGGCTTTCTCTTTGTATCCACGAAGCGTAGATGTTTCGGATTGTAAAAATTCCAAAACTTGTGAAAGTTCTTTTTCAAGATTCTTTTCAGCGGTTCGCTTTGAACTGGAAAAGAATTTTCGGTTTTCGTCTTTTAAATATTTATTCGCTGTTTTCACTGAAAGCGCGGACAAATCCTGTGCTTTAAAATTTCGCAAACGTTTATTCGCTGTTTTCACAAGGCTTTTCAAAAGTTCGACTTTTCCGTGTTCGTCAAAATCGTCAATTTCGATAGCGTTATAATTTCTTATCATATAAATCACCTCATACATATTATAATATATATTTTTTAAAAAAACAAGGCAAACATAATCGAACACAATTTCGAACACATGTTCGTTTCTCGGCTGTTCGCCGCCCGCGGACAGCCGAACGTTTGTTCTAATTTATT